ATGCCATCCGTTGAACTGCTGTTGGTGATTGTCGGACTGCCACGCGGCACCTTCTATTACCAATTGGTTGTCCAATCGGCAGAAGACAAATATGCCGATTTGAAACGGCATATCCATGATATTTATCAAAAGCAGTTGAAAGACAACGGTCTGGTTCAGAGTATGTCCCGCAAGGGAAACTGCTTGGACAATGCGGCAATGGAAAGTTTCTTCGGAACGTTGAAATCGGAATGTTTCCATACGTGCAAATATGATTCCGTTACCGAATTGGAAGCTGTACTGCACGAATATATCCGTTACTACAACAACGATAGAATCAAGTTGAAATTAAAAGGACTGAGCCCTGTTCAGTACAGAATTCAGTCCCTGAAAGCCGCTTGATTAAACTGTCCAACTTTTGGGGGTCAGTTAATATCGGTTCCACCAATAGTCGTCAGGGTTGTAGTTGGGGGTCTGCCTGTATGCCTATGCCGATAAGCTGAGCACCTTTGAGGGTGGTATCCCCGCCGCTTCGGATGGTGGTTTGTCCGGCCGTACTGCCGACATGGGTGTGGCGGTGGGTTGCTTTTGTCTGATTGCTGTGGTGGCTTGTTGAAAAAAAGATAGTGTATTTCACGGTCAAATAACTTTACATTTCTTGAAGTTGCAAGAATGCGCACCCCGACTTTTTCGGGATGTTTGTTTCGTTTTGAATGGATTTGATGTTTTAATTTATACTTTATTTTCAATAAATTGAAAATCACCGGCGAAAGCCCAGTTTAATTTTTTATTTATATCTTTCCACTTGGAAATCTTGGCCGTTTTGCAAAATCGTAAACGCTATTACCGCCAGTTTCCGCATGATGGCAATTAATATCAATTTTATATGCTTCCCTTTATTTTTCAGACGCCCTACAAATTCAGGGAAGGCATTACAACGATATGCAACAAGTGCAGGCATATAAAGGCTTTTCCTTATTTCCGAACTTCCTATTTTTGATATTCTGCTTTTTCCGTTCACGCTTGTTCCTGATTGAAATTTTCTAGGGTCTAGGCCTAGATAAGCCGTGAACTGTCTTGCATTTTTAAATTCATGTCTTTTATAGGTTGATAGCAATACTGCTGTCGCTTGCTCGCCTATGCCTGTTATTGTTTTCAGCCTTTTGCGTAGATTGTTATAACTTGGATTGTCTTTGTAGAACTGGAGTAATTGCTTTTTGACTATCTGTATTTGTGCTGTCAGGTTTGAAATAGTTGTTTGAATATGGGATTTGATATAGTCGGGTGCTTCGTGTTGTTTAGCTTTTTCTGTTGCGCGTTGCTGTTTCAGATAGTCTAAATATCGGGCGATTTCCTGTAATTGCTTCTGTTCTTTTGTCGGCGGTTTCCATGCTTTTAATTTGTGCTTTCGGTCTTGGCAATATTGGGCTATCAACTTTGCGTCTTGTGTATCTGTTTTTGATCGTTGTAGTTCTGCTATCGCATATCCTTTTATCTTTCGTGGATTCTCTACGGTAATTGTATATCTTGAATAAAGATATTCGGCTAATGCTTCGTAATATGTGCCTGTTGCTTCGCACACGCAATGGAGCTTATCGTTTACTTTATGACTTTGTAGCCAATTTATTAATTGTTCAAATCCTCCTTTGTTGTTCTGAAACTTCTTTTGATAATTTTGACCGTCTACAATCAAACAGCAATCTATTGTGAGCTTTGAAACGTCTATTCCTAAGTACATGGTTTAACCTTATTAATTCGGGCTTTTTGCCCTAGATAGTGTTCAAACTTAAGATGTACGAAAGCCCACGCTTCTATCTTTCTTACAAGCTGTACGCTTTGGCCGTACTTTCGAAGTCGTGGGCTTTACTTGGTGTTTCGTCAAACGCCAAGCCCTCAATGGGCTGATTTACTCATTCAGGGCTTGAAGCTTATCGCCTTTGCCGTATCTGATTTTATTGGGGTCGCAGGTTTTGGTAAAGGTTTCTGTTGCGACCCGAATGTCTGATTTTTTTTGGGCGTATCTCAGTCTGGAATCACTCCGTTCGGGGGTTTCCGGTATTGAAAAACAGTTCATAAAAAAGGAAAAGGGGGTATTCATAAAGATTGGGTAAAAAGCGCGCCCAATCTTTACAAAGCTTCCCCCTTTTCCTTTTTTCTGCCCTATTTTCCTGCACCTACAACCCCCGAACGAAGCGATTCCAGACTGAGACACTTTAAAAAAAACAGCCATTCTAGCAATTAACCCCCTTCACTCAGCTCAAGCCATCCTGAGGGGTAGGGATTGAACTTTCTGCTTTACGACTCCGCCGCCAATTCCTTCAAACGGTTTTCCGCGCTCTTCAGTTGTCGTACATGAGATTTTGCTACGGCTTTCCGCCCATTACGAGAACTTGCGGCTTGTCCGCTTTCGCGGACTGTTCCACCTGTTCCGTCCTTTGCTGTTCGTCCTTATAAGGATTGAAAGGCAACCCGTTTTTCACATATTCTTTACACATTATCTTTGTTATTTCTTTCAAGGGTGTTCCTTGATTTGAATAGCATGTGCAATCTGATTTTCCGCCGTCTATACATCCGGCGATTTGCTCAAAGGTTTTTACTTGTCGGACTGTGTTATAAATAGGCTTGCTTTCGGGCTTTTCGGGTAAAGTCGGCACAAAGTCTTCAGGTTTCAAATTGTCTGAATTTTTTAAAGGCATTTCCTCTGATGATGCAGGCTGCTCCGTCATCGTCTGCACAACGCTTTCTTTTTGCGCTTCCTGCTCAATCCGGCTGTCTGTGGCTTTGCTGTAAACTTTAAAAATGCCGTAACTTTTCCAGCCTACAAACCCTACAATCGCAATCAACGCCCAAACCGCCCAAGGTACTTTTTTCTTGAACTTTTGGTGCTGGCTTGCTGATTTATAGTATTTAAAGGCTTCTTTCGGCGGTTTCCAACTTGCGACTTCTACGCCGCTTACGCCTGCGGGATTGTCCAACGAGGTTACGCATTTATACCAATAATACTGTTTCATTCCGATTGCCTTGCGTTCAAGGTGTACATGCTTTGAAACAAGGTTGCGGACGAATATATCAAGTTGGCTCGGGTGCTGCGTCATCAAAATAACGGTATGCCCGTGATGGCGGAGTTCTGTCAGTTCCTGAATATAAGGCGGAACGGGACGGCCTGCCGCGCGTACCGGATAAGTGTAGTGCGCTTCGTCAACAATCAGCACTGCGCCTTCCGGTATGACATCACGAAGCGGGGCGGACATGATTTGCTCTTCCGTCAGTTCGTGGGCTTTAAACTGCCGTTTATCCAATCCGTCGATATGGCAGAAATAAAGCGGTCTGTCTACCTCTGTGCCGTCTTCCAATTTCATTTTGAACAATCCGTCTTCGTTGTTCAAAATCATAGAGACGACGCGGGAGGTTTTGCCTGTCCCCATGTTTCCTGTAAACAGATAAATCATGCTTCTACCTCATCCTGGAAAGACAAACGTCAGTTTTTTGAATGCGTGCATACCAATGAAGAACGAGAATGCGCCGAACAGGTAGCCCAACCCCTGACCGAATCCCGAAATTAAAAGAAGGTTCAGTATGTCGGAAGGCATGGAATTGATCGCATTTGACGTGTAGTCTTTGAACTTTTCCAGCGCGATGAGATACCCGGCATAGGTTACAAATGTCAGACCTGTTGCAAGGATTATTCTGACAATCAGCATTTTCAGAAGTATGCCTAAAAGTGGAATCAGACCGGCAAGTAATGGCATTTATTTCCCCTTCAACGAACCGAAAACGACAAAAGCCGACATAATGATAAAGGCGAGCAGTACGGCAAAACGGATTTTTTCGGCAAACACGCATAACGGCTCATAGCTTGCCTGATATTGCCTACCGAAAACATGAAAGGTTTTCGGCTGCGGACATACGCCGTTAGACGGTAAAAAGTTATGTGAAGACCATGTTTTATCGTCTATAACCTGCGGTATGCTTATATCGTGAAACATGCCGTCTGAAGGTTTGCCCATCTCCTGACAGGCTAGGATTTCCGGAAAATAATCGCACAAAAGCCCGCCGTCTTCGCCTTCTTTCCTTTCTTTGCGATGCCTACCGTTTGGGCGGTCCGGAACGGCGGGGGAATCGGGTCTTGTGCCGGGCTGTCCGTCCGTATCGGGATTTGCATCGGGATTCAAATCGGGGTCGGGTTCGGGATTGGGGCTCGTGCCGGGGTTCTCATTGGGGTTCGGGTTGTTTGAGGGGTTTTCGGCGGGCGATACTTCGGGCAGCGGCTGTGCGTTCGGTGCTTCCGCGCTTCCGGGGGTCAAGTCGGGACGCGGGATTACTTGAACATCCACCGTGGTGTTGCCTTGCGAATCCCTGCCGAATGTTGCGACAACCTGAACGGGATTCCCGTTCCTGTCCGTGACGGGACCCATATTCACTTTTGTTCCGGGTGCGACTTCTACTTTTTCGGAATAACCGGGATAACCGGTTGCCTTTATGTATTTGTCGGGATTGGCATCGACTTTCAACGATAAAATCTCTTCCAGCTTTTTGGCATCCATTTCTTCTTTGTATTTTGAATTGCGAATAAGGGAAAAATCAGCCCCATTTCTGAAATCATCACCTTTATTGACCAAACAATCTCCGCCATTCCAATTAAATGTGCAACGATTTAAAACAAAATTATTCCAATCCAAAGAACTTAATTTATTCAGTTCTTCTTTATGCCAATTCCAAAACGGACGTGCCAGCCTATACATTTGGCTTTCCATCAATTCTTTGACTTCGGGGAATCTGCTGTCATCGGACATAAGGCGCATAATCGAACTGTCAACGCCGTAGCAGCCATAGGTTCTATTAATACGTCTTTTGTCTTCGTACCAAAGGCAATTACTATATTCGTAGCCTTTTACAAATTTGTCGGTTTCGGGGTCGTATTGGTAGCCTTGTGCCTGTATGTCTTCTTTGAAAGTTTCGTATACGTCATGGGCTAAAAGGGCTGTTCCGACATAAGGAACTGCCCTTGTGCTTAATTTCGCGCCTAAGCGGGCAAGTTTGCCGACTCCTGACAAGACGGCGGCGCGGGAAACTGATGCAGTTACTTTAACGGGGACTTTTTCAAGAGAGCGTGCGCCTGTTGAACTTTCTAATACATTCAAATTCAAACTTTTATCAAATTTGTAATTATATTCTGTATGAATTCCTCCTCCCTCACCTAAAACTTTGTATGCCTTAAATCCATTATCGTTATATTTTTCCGAAAGTGCATACATCAATTTCCCATTTTTAATTTCTAAATCTGCTGAAAAAGATTTAGCACTCAAAAGAAACAGAAAAGAAATTATTAGAATCCGAAACATCAATTTTTCCATTGCCAATAATGAAAAATGAATCATCCTTGAATTTAATTTCAAAGCAAGATTCATTAAAATTAATTCTATTAAAAAAATTATGACATTTATCCATTGAGAAATTTTTCAATAGACCAGTTTCTTTCAAATAACAATAAAACACATAAGAAAGAGGCCTATCAGGATAAGATTCTGACAATTTATCTAAATCAGAATTTGATATATAGAAAAAGTCACGTTCATTTTTATTCATGGTTTCAAGCCTCAAATGTCTAATTAAAAGCCTGATTTTGACACCATAACTTCATGCGCTCAATTCTTAAACAGAACCGCCCCGATTAATACGGGTACGGAAACGCCGAGATAAAAATAAAAATCCATCATTTCAAAACCTTTTTCAGCAGGGAAACAAAGTAAACGGACGCCATCACGCCGAATACTATCCAGCCTGTTTCAAGACCGCTTTGCAGGTTGTCTTTCGGACTGCATTCCGCCAATAAAAGCCTTAGCGGCTGACCGTCCGACATCTTCCACAGACTGCCGTTATATTCCGGTCTGACAATCTGTCCGTTTTCTTTGATTCTTGGTACTACCAAGCTGAAATAAAGGTTTTCAGCCTGGTGCTTCTCAAGACATTTATTTCCGACTTGGTAGTACATGCCGTCTTACTTCATCACTCTCTTAACGATGGAAAAGACAAAAAGCGCGGCGAAAACGCCAACGACAATCCAACCGGCTTCCATACCGTCGGCTTTTGCGGCTTCCAAAGCGTTTTTTGCCGTATCGGGCAACGTTGCATTTGCCATGTGCGGCCAAAGCCAGGGGAGCAGCTGTTACAACAGCCAGTTTTGCGCCGTATTTACGGCAGGTGTTAATAAATTTCATGATATTTTCCTTCAAAAAGTGTTTGGCGGTAATGGATGGAGCGTTTTTCAGACGACCGCCGAACATCCGAAAATCAGTCTTTCAAAAATCCGAATACGACAAATTCGTATTGGTTGCCGATTTCTTCCAAACCTGCGTTAATCGCTTCTTCGAAGTCGTAGAAATAATCGGCATTGGTGATTAATTTGGTATGTCCGATGTCGCCCGTTTCAGGAGAGAGATACAGAAAGTCCCCTGTTGATACGGACTGGACAACATAGACTTTCTGCATTCAATCAGCCTTTCTTCACGAGTTGAAAACCGATGACTTTCAGTTTTTGGGTTTTGCCCGTAGTGACGATTTCTACGTTCAGGTTTGCTTCGATCGGAAATTGGGCGTTTCGGAACTGCTCGAAATTGGCAGAGCCGCCGAAATCGTATTCAGTAGTAGAGCTGCCCAATGCGTTGCCTTGGGAGCTGTCTAAGGGTGTGGCGACAATCAGGCGGCAATAGTCGAAGCTCCTGCCTTCGATTTGTCCGTTGAATTTTTTAACGCCGACGATGTGGCCTTGAAGTTGGATGTTCATTTTTTGGTTTCCTTGTGTGATTAAACGTCTTTCGGGCAGACACTTTAAGCCCATGAAATCGGTAGTCTTGCGAATTTGTCGTAAATGAAGTTGTTATAGCTTTCTTCATTGTTGACGTGTTTTTGCTGTTCAAGCTTGTTTTTCAAGATTCTCGTAATATTCGTACATATAGTAAGGGTCTTTGTACGGTTTGAATGCGGGCTGTTCATGAATGGCTTGAGCTTTCAAAAAGGCGCAGTCGTAGGCTTCGGGAGCCAAAGACTTGGGCAGCTTGTGATGACTCGGCTCAATCAGTTCAAACAGTTTGGCTTTGTCCAATTCGGGAAAAATGAATTTCAGACCGTTTGCCGCACGTCCAAACTGTTTTTTTACCCATTCAAGGTAGCGGTCGGCTGAAATGACCTTATCTTCCTTAACCGCGTGTATGCGCGTTGCCTTTTGGACGAATCGTTCGCAAATCGGATATGCGCCGCCGAAATATTCGCCCGGATTCTGCAAAACTTCGAAAGGGATAACGATGTCTTTTGCTTTGAATTCAATTTCAAAGCGCGTCCATGTGCTTGTTTTATCGCCCAACTGCTTGCCTTTTTCATAGACGCGGACATATTTGGACGATTCACGGGAGCCGATACCATAGGTCTTGCCTTTGGTCATTTTGGCTTCATCGTCTTCTTCCCAATCTGACCCCAAACATTCGCCTTTTGGTTTGACGTGATGACAGGTAAACATACCTTTATTTCGGTCTTCACGGGCTTGGTTCGGGCTGTATTCGCCGTTGAAAAAGTCTTTTGCGATGTCAACGCGTGTGATTTTTGGGCGGATTGCATTAGTCAGAAATGCGAAAAGTCGTGATTCCCAGCCTTCCTTTGCAGCACCGCAACCGGTGTCGGTCAACTCAAAAAGAATGGTATTGTTTTGTCCGCCGAAATGGACGCGCCCATAAAGGACATCTTCCGAACCCATCAACCAGCAACGCTCATAAAAACGACCGCCCGAACCTTTGGACTCTTTGTAGATACCGAAACCGAAAACTTCTTCGGCGAGCATGGACGCGGCGCGAATGAAATCTTCGTCTTCCAAAAGACTTACACGAACGCCGTATTTATCGAAAAAGGTTTTTTCATGAAATGAAAAGCTAATTTGATCAATGAAAGCCGAATCTGATACACCGCGCCTAAGAGGAACGCCTAACAGGTTTCCTTTACCGTCCGTTATGTACGTTTCGTAACATTCGAAGACTTCCTGAACCCTGCCTGCCGTTTCGGTTTCTGTCCCCCCCTGTTAGATAAGGGGGGGAAGATTTGAAGCGGTTGTCGGCTTCCTGCCGTCCGCTAGCGCGTCCGTCATCACGCCGGCAACCGCCTTTGTCATCCCTTGCTTATCTTCCATGGTGCGAATCCTCAAAAACGGGCAAAAAAAAGCCCTGTTACTTGTAGAAAGTAAAGGACGTTAATTTTTGTTAATCGTCCCTTCTTAGGGACGCAATATATAAGGGACGCAATATATAAGGTTTTAAAACGCTAAGAACAAAATCCGATAACGGCTCTGAAGAAGTAAGTCTTTCTTTATTGCACAAGATAGCAAACTTCCACGGCATTCTCGCCCCACCCGTGCCGTCCAAGCCTTTTTCAAAGACATAGATGGTTTTCTTGGCAATCACTTCGTCAGTTTGGCGGTCGATAATCCGTATGGTCGCACCTGCCACCCAGTGCCTGCGCAGCTTGGAATCGACATTGTTTTCGAACGTTACCGCATAACGGGCGGGGTGTATATGATTAAGTATTTGATTTAGCGGAAAAATCTTTACCTGAATACCGAATAATATCGGAATGGTTGGGTTGCAGGACATCCACATAGCGGTATTCCCCATCGCTAAAAAATCCTAGGAAACGAGCAATAAAATTTACGCCTTCGCTGGTCTGTAAAGCCGCATTGTCCCACATCGGGTCTCTGGTTTTTGCATCTGCCGAAACGGTACGCTCAGGTACTACCTTCAACAGCATAATCCCTTCCACATTGTCCGCCGTCTGGTAAATCTTTCCCCCGCCGTTTTGCATTGTTCGTTAAACACGGCTTCGGCTTCTTTGTATTTTCTGTCCCACTCTTCTTGTGCCTGTATTTCTTCTTTGATCGGGCCGAATTGTTTGGGAATAATCCAAACAAACAGCATCAGGATAGCGGCGGCGGTCAGGCTGCCTGAAAGGATTTTGCCGGGGTTCCGTTTGGGCTTTTTATAGGCAAAGCGGACGAGAAACCAAAGCAACAGCAGCATGGTGCCCCAATAGCCGATTGAGAATAGGATGGCCAAACCTTCTAGGAAATGGCGTAAATCGTTTGTGGTAAACATGGGTTGTTCCTGTGGTTAAATGTGCAGGCTGCTTTTTGCCGAACCTTGCCGCATCTCAAAAGCAGCCTGCGCTTCAGCGTTGCGTTACGCAGTAAAATAATGAATATTTGTAACGACTTGGGTATTTTTTGTCAATATTCCCGCCTTTCCCTTAACAGCTGCCGCGCTTTCCGTTAAAATTCCTTTACATATTTATATTGTTTCCTGTTTCTATATTGCCAAGGTTATACCCGTTATGTTTTTCTCCGCCCTGAAATCCTTTCTTTCTCGATACATTACTGTATGGCGCAATGTTTGGGCGGTGCGCGACCAGTTGAAACCGCCCAAACGCACGGCGGAAGAACAGGCGTTTTTGCCCGCGCATTTGGAACTGACCGATACGCCGGTCTCTGCCGCTCCGAAATGGGCGGCGCGTTTTATTATGGCGTTTGCGCTTTTGGCTTTGTTGTGGTCCTGGTTCGGCAAAATCGATATTGTGGCGGCGGCTTCGGGCAAAACGGTGTCGGGCGGGCGCAGCAAAACCATCCAGCCGCTGGAAACGGCGGTGGTTAAGGCGGTACATGTGCGCGACGGGCAGCATGTGAAACAGGGAGAAACGCTGGCGGAACTGGAGGCTGTGGGAACAGACAGCGATGTGGTGCAGTCGGAGCAGGCTTTGCAGGCTGCCCAATTGTCCAAACTGCGTTATGAAGCGGTATTGGCGGCATTGGAAAGCCGTACCGTGCCGCATATCGATATGGCGCAAGCACGGTCTTTAGGTCTCTCCGATGCCGATGTGCAATCGGCGCAGGTGTTGGCGCAGCACCAGTATCAGGCATGGGCGGCGCAGGATGCGCAATTGCAGTCGGCTTTGCGCGGCCATCAGGCGGAATTGCAGTCGGCCAAGGCGCAGGAGCAGAAGCTGGTTTCGGTGGGGGCGATCGAGCAGCAGAAAACAGCAGACTACCGCCGTTTGCGGGCCGACAATTTTATTTCGGAACATGCGTTTTTGGAGCAGCAGAGCAAATCGGTCAGCAATTGGAACGATTTGGAAAGTACGCGCGGTCAGATGAGGCAGATTCAGGCGGCCATTGCACAGGCGGAGCAGAATCGGGTGCTGAATACGCAGAACCTGAAACGCGATACGCTGGATGCGCTGCGCCAGGCAAACGAACAGATTGACCAATACCGCGGCCAAACGGATAAGGCAAAGCAGCGGCAGCAGCTGATGACAATACAGTCGCCTGCGGACGGCACGGTGCAGGAATTGGCTACCTATACGGTGGGCGGTGTGGTGCAGGCTGCCCAAAAAATGATGGTGATTGCGCCCGATGACGACAAAATGGACGTGGAAGTTTTGGTATTGAACAAAGACATCGGTTTTGTGGAACAGGGACAGGATGCGGTGGTGAAGATTGAGAGCTTTCCCTATACGCGCTACGGTTATCTGACGGGCAAGGTGAAAAGTGTCAGCCATGATGCGGTAAGCCACGAACAGTTGGGCTTGGTTTATACGGCGGTGGTGTCGCTGGACAAACATACCTTGAATATTGACGGCAAAGCAGTGAATCTGACGGCGGGCATGAATGTCACGGCGGAGATTAAAACGGGTAAACGGCGGGTGCTGGATTATCTGTTAAGCCCGCTGCAAACCAAATTGGACGAAAGCTTTAGGGAGCGATAG